AGAAACCATTCCGCTTGCTGCTGATCGAACAACATTAACAGCACCATGAATACCGCTGGAGGTTACAGAACGAGCTGCATTCCATCCAGAACTAAATACAGAACGAACAGTACTCATCATGCTTGATACAACGGATCGAATTCCACTCATACCGCTTGATACAACTGATTTAATTCCATTCCAAACTGAGGAAGAAATACTCTTAATCCCGTTCCAAGAAGAACTCCACATCGATTTAATTCCACTAAGAATGCTATTAATTACTGACCTAACTGCATTAAAGATCGTTGTAACTATAGTTTTAATACCGTTCCAAACAGTCGAAACGACACCCTTAATTTCGTTCCAAGCACCGGACCAGTCTCCTTTGATTGCTGCAGTAACAGCCCGGATAATTCCGGCCACTGCATTAATAGCAGTAGAAACAATTGTTGAGATAACTGTCCATACAGCTTGGACCACAGTCTTAATCACGTCCCAAGCGGTTGACCAGATAGTTTGAACATTCAGCATGGTTGTTTGGATGATTTGTGAGATAACTTGAATTGCGGTCTGAACCACAGTCTTAATATTGTCCCAAACTGTTTGAATTACGGTTACTAATGTTTGCCAAATTGCTTGAGCTACTGTGACTATTCCTTGCCATAACTGACTAAAGAATGGTTGTAATGCCTGCCAAGTGGCCTTAATTGTTTCAATAATCGGTGTAAAGATAGTGACAAGTGTGTTCCAAATACCTTGAGCAACCGTCACAATACCCTGCCATAGCGTACTAAAGAATTCACTAAGAGCACTCCATAAGCTCTTAATAGATTCAATAATTGGAGTCATTCCCTGAACAAAGCTATTCCAAACACCTTGAGCGGTAGTAACTATTCCTTGCCACAATTGACCGAAGAAATCTTTAATACCATTCCAAATATTCTTCACCGCTTCAACTACGGGAGCAAAGAATTGTGCAAATCCATTCCACAATGACTTAGCAGTAGTGACAATATTTTGCCATAACTGACTAAACCAATTAGTCAACCCATTCCACAATCCTTTAATTGTTTCAACAGGATGTGTTACTGCTTGACCTATTGCATTCCAAACGGTAGAAGCTAGTTGTTTTAAACTAGCCCATGCTTGCTTTAACCAGTTTACAAAGTTAGACCATATTTGTTGACCTAATTTTGTTTTAGTAAAGAAGAGAACCAAAGCGGCAACTACAGCGGCTACAACAGCGATAATTGCCGTTAATGCTGCCGCGCTAATACCGAGAGCCGTAGCAAGAGTAGTAAATGCCGCCCCTACAGCTCCAACGACAGTAGATAGACCTGTAAATATCGCACTAACAACCTTAAAACCCATCAGAGCAGTTTTAACTATTAGTGATTGAGATTTAAGAGCCTCCAACGCCGAAATTACCTTAGTAATACTTCCGCCAGACTGTCCCAGAACAACTAGCACTCGGCCAATATTACCAATTGTTCCAATTACCTTACCACCAAGGCTAATCATCTTCCCATAGCCGGAAAGAATACCACCAATAGCAGTTGCAGCAGCACCAATTACCGGTGACAAACCAATGAAGCTTCTAATTACTCCTGCTGTACTGCTTTGCGATTTAGTAGCCCAGTCTAAAGTATTTTTAATCATACCAAGATATTGATTATTAATCCTTTGAGCAGATTGCATTGAAGTATTGCGAAGTGATTCCCAAGCACCTCCAACTTGTTCTAACGATGCACCAATATTCTTTTGCATTTCTGAAGCTTGATTTTTCAAATAACTTGTTGCTGCCGCAGTGGAGCTTGCTGCTTTGTCTTGTTCGGCAGCGTACGCAGACCAACTATTTTTAGCATCACCAGTTGTATTAGTTACAGCTTCTAGTAACGGGACGATAGCTTTCATACCTGCTGCACCAAACATGGCTTTCAATGCTGCCGTTTTTTGAGCATCACCCATTCCGTTAGTTTTATCCGCAATTTCTTGAAGAATTTGTGGAAATGGTTTCATCTTTCCAGAACTATCAACAAAGGAAAGTCCTAACGCATCCATTTGCTTCTTGGCAATAGAGGAAGGAGCTAACATCTGAGTAATAGCATGGTTAAGATCATCTGAAGCCTGTGCAGCCGAGAAACCACGATTGGTTAATAACCCAATCGCTTCAGCTGTTGTACCCATATCCATGCCAGCCATCTTAGCAGTCGAACCAATAGTGGCAAGAGCTTGTTGCATATCCTCAATTGACGCATTAGAAGCATTCGCCGTCTGAACTAAAATAGCTGCAGCTTGTTCTGGTGACTTTAAACTATCACTCCAGATGTTCATTGATTGTTGAACAACTCCAGCGGTAGTTTGCAAGTCTGAGCCAGCAGCTGTTGAAGCTTCTGCGATTGCTGGAAACTGCTTTTTGATGTCATCAAGCGATGCACCATTTCGCGCCATTTCTAGCATCGCATTGGCTGCTTCTTGAGCACTCAACGGAAGGTCTTCACCCATCTGATTTGCCACATCGGCAAGCCCTTTGATATCTTTTGAAGTTCCACCCGCGACAACTGCAGTAGTGTTCAAAGTTTGTTGGAAATCACCAAAACCCTTTAACGCTTTAGTACCCATCGCAGTAGTAGCAGCACCAGCAACTTTCATCGCAGTACCAACACCCTGCATTTTAGAATTTACAGCGTTTCCAAACGATTGAGTAGCCTGTCCAGCTCTAGCCAACGTTGAACTAAAGGATTGATCGACTGCAGATAAAATCGCTCTAACACTATAACTATCAGCCATTGTTCATCCCCCTTTCTTTAAGTGGGACGATTTTTCCAGTCGCTTTTAGTTTCTTAAATTCTTCCAGTCGACGATTAAAAATTTGTGCTCGGTCAATCGCTTTAGTAGCACTAGCTCGTGGACTATAATCAGCTTCAAAACTAGAACGAATTTGATCAATCAGTTTTTGAGAATCAAAAAAGTCTTTAAATTCACTAAAGACGGGTTTAGGATGCTTTGCACTTCCTTTAGTTGCCTGAACGCTTTGAATCCACCAAGCAAGAGTCGCAAGATTTTCCTGCTCTCTAACCTGATGAATCTTATATGCTTCAAGTCGCAATTGATACTCTCTTAAAGTCATTCGTTCAATATCTTCAATATTAGAAAAGCCTAGAAGAGCTAGGCCATTTAGCAGTATTTCGTGATACTGCTGTTCACTTGTCTGCGGCTCTTCTAGGGCTTCATGTTTTTTGCTGCTACCTTAACAGCATTTGAGTCATTAATTTCCTTTTGAACTTCGTCAAATACCTTTTCTAAGTTTTCACAATTATCAATGAAGTCATCGATTGTATTCTGCGTTGGCCGTGGCTTTACTCCATAAGCGGCAGAGTAAATTACATCACTTAAAACTGCTGGATCATAAGCTTGTAAAGCAGGCAAAGACTTAGTTAATCCAAAGCCAAAAGATTGGCCATTAACTGACATCCCCGCAACCTTATCAAGTTCACGAACAAAACGCACACCAAAGTTTAATTGAACTGTCTTATCGTTTAATTTAATTTCCATAATTATTCTTCTCCTTCATTCTTTTCTGAATTATTTACTCGCTGGGGCTGTATCTGAACCTTTACCAGCATCTTCAGCAGTAAAGGCAGTACCACCACCAGTCTTATCTTGTTCTGTAACTTGACCGATACCTTGGAAGACATAAGATAATTCTTCTTCCGCATCATCTGGTAGTGTTAACCATCCACGTTGGGGTTCGCCTTTGATGGTGAAAGTTACATCACGAGTTGAGTTGTCATCCGGATCGTTCTCATTTTCATCTTCGGATACAATCCCACGCATGTACCAAGCAAAATATTGACCTTGTGGATTGCGCCGCTTCCGGTATACAATCCATACTTCAATATCCTTATTCTTCAAGAGCGAGGTCATTAGATCATCCGACACCTTACTAATGTTATGCACAAACTCAATTTCTAAATCAGTTTCTAATGAAGAAGTAGTAGGAACCCCTCCCTGTTTAGTTTGTGTAGTATCTGTATCACGTTGTGGATCAAAGTCCAGTGATGTTTGGTAATGGATAAGTTGGCCACGTTCTTTTGCCACATTTTCAAGCAAACGAACGTAAGCAACTGTATCAATACCTTGTAAATATTGAATATCGTTATTTGCCATTTATTTTCATCCTTTCTAAATTAAACTAAATTTCAAATTAACAATTGCATGATTTAATACTGTATCTGGGACACTAGTATCTTGAATAATTTGATAATCACTACCAGTCATTCGTCCACGATAGCGATAATCTAACGTTTTAAACGACAAAGAGGCAATCATTAACAACGAACTAGCGATTGTATCAACCATTAGTCGTTGATCTTGATTGCCCCATACGTTAACAGTAAGGTTTATTTCAGCACAAATGCTCATTTTATTCGGGATTGGTACTAGGTTCATATTTTCAAGCGTCACAAAAGGATAATTCACGTTTTCAGAAGCCATCGGTAAATGATCGTAAGTGTCATACCCTTTGTTTAGTGATTCTAGAAATACATAATCATACAATTCTTGTTGTGGAGATTTCATCATTGCATCAACCTTTTCAATTCATTGATAAACATTTGTGACTGAACATCAAAAGCTGGTTTCAAAGTAGGCATGGCCGACATAAACCGAGTACCGTATTCCAAATAAGGGAAGTAATCAGTAGTCGGGCCAACTGAAACAGTCATTCCACCATCACTAAAGATAGGCTTAATTGATCGATGAGTCTGTCCAGTTGAATAACCATGAGTATAGGCAGCCTGCATATTAGATTGAGTACGACTAGACAATTGTGCGCCATGTTTCTTTACGATTTGGGGTACTTCAGTAAGGTTCATCTTTGTTTCTATTGCTACAGTTAAATCATCTAATCCTTCAAGCTTCATCCTAGGTTTTCCCAACATCTTCACCTACCAATATAGAAACATTCTTTAATGGAACAGTAGTTGTCCTCATTCGATATTTAGTAGGACCATCATCGATTGTTAAATAAGCCCACTGTTTTTCGATTGGTTCTACTATCCGAATAATTTTAACTCCTTGGGTAATACTTCCGAGGAGCCGAACCGTCCGATCAGCACCAACGTCGGTAACATTTCCCATCATGCTAGCAACCAGCTTAGATCCACAATCCGTTTGAGATGTTAGCGGATTATAGTGCTTACTTTCCTCTGTGTAAAAGTTAATTTCATGATCGAACCGCACGGCTATCACCCCGATATGGATTAAAGAATTGAACACGTCCATGCGACTTAACATTCTTACCGTTTTGATCTCGCCAGGCATTAATATCGGCTTCAAAGTCATCAAAATCAGACGAGTTAAAAGTAATTGACTGTCCTTCTTGTGAATAAGAAGCAATTCCTTCATTGGAGATACGATTATACCGTCGTACACAAACTTCAAGAGAGATAAAACCTAGCTCACTAGGGAAAGGGGTATCCTGTCCTAAGCCAAGCTTAAATCTTAACGCCTGTTCCGTATTATCAATAATCAGCGATAGTAAGGCATTTTGTTTGTCAGTTTTTAACTGGAGCATCGTTTTTAGATTTTCAAGTGTTACAGATTGTTCCATCTTACTCACCTAACTTTGCTAATAAATCAGGCTTATTGTCGGTAGAAGTATAACTGATTCCATGCTCATCCATATACTTCTTGATTTCGTCCACCGTGTTAGCGGACGTTGGTTTTACATCATTATCGCCCGCTTCTGAATTATCGGGCGGTGTTATTTTGACGCAGAAGCCTCACCAATGGTTGCAACTACAATGCCGTCAAGTCGTTCAGGGAATAGCACGCCAGAAGTCAGTGACATAGTTTCATATGAGGCATTTTCGGTCAGAGCATTATGAACAACACCAATCAAACCAGTTTCATCGGTCGTTAAGTTAAATGCTTGGCTTAGACTACCATTCATTGCAGCATAAGCGTAGTTCAAGTTTTGACTAGCAGTAGCAGCAATTGTGCCTTGTTTGATTGCACCGGTTAAAATAATGGCGTTAAAACCAAGGTAGTTTTGAATATAAGTCAGACCAAAAGCAGTTTGAGTGGTGATATCTGAATCGCCCAAGTAGTCGTAAAAATCTAGTGGGTTAGCAAAGAGAACTGATTGAACGTCGTCATCTTCCCACTTACTTGTT